TTTTCGTTTTGAGATTTGTCGTTCTCATACATAGTACCGACCTTTGCATAGACATCTCGTGCAGTACCACCATCAGGTAGTGATGCTTTGACAATTACAATTCTATGCTCTGTGCCATTACTATCTAGTTTCCCTTGCACAAGCAGACTTTCATCTGCTCGTGGTTTGAAGAAACTACCTCTGTCTGTGTTATCATAATCCATCATCTTCCCCTTTCACTTTTGGTTTGGAAGTATTTATTGTAGGCTGACTTGCCACATTACCATCATCATCTTCTGAAGGTAATCCGTACACACTTTGTAAAGTGTATCTCTTATAGTATGTTATAGCTGATCCAATCTTCTGTGGATTTTCCATGTTTGCTTGTGCCAACATGATAGGTAGCTTTGACTCAATGACAGTATCATCATGCTCGTGCATAACTTTAGTTGATACAACTGGTACTGGTTTTATATTATCTCCATCAGGATTTGATATATAGTCGTATGTCATTTCTTGAGTAAAGAACAAACCAAACTGATTGCCTTGCTTTACTGCTTCAATAACTGACTCTAGTGTAGAGTAGTTACTTCTGAAGTGTGGGTTCTTACCATCTTTCTTTGCAGTGACAGCAAGTTTTTGAAATGCAAGAAGTGCAGTCTTTATTGTGTGCTTCTTTACCATCAATACTTTACTGGCATCTACTTTTTTGATATTACTTTTAGTATCTGTCATGTGTAACCTCCATTATACAGATAGTTGAAGGGGTGAGTTGGGTCTACTCACCCTTTCTTTGTTATGCGAATTGACCCTCGCTTATCTCTTTTTGCACTTATAGTTATCGGTCCATTTATTGTATAAACCTCTGACTCATTGTCTTTTATTTCTGCTTTAATATCTTTTTTAGCTTGTTCAAATATTTTAGCAGCATCTTCATTATGTAGATATTGATTTACAGCTACAGTAAAACTATTACTAGAAGAAGCATCTCGTTTTGTTTTACCATTGATAGGTATCTTGTCTGTCATAAGTTTGTCTATCACAGTGTCAACATCATCAGGTTCATTGCCATGTACTACACATTCCCAAAACATTTTGATTTGATTTAGCATATGATCTTGGTACTGATCACTGGCATCAACAACTACTGCATCATATTTGTTACCAAATATTACAGATAGTAATCCCTGCTTTGCACCTGATAGATACATATAGAATTGTATCTGTGGCATATAAAAGTTTATCATATGCTCCATAGTATTCATGCTATGTGTGTGTTTACATTCAATAAGTACATTGCTTTGGTAATCATAGCCATCAAGTGTACCTTGTAGATTGATACTGCCATACTGTTTCTTGAATGGTACTTGATTAGAAAAGCCATAGTCGTATTCTTGTTGCGACCATTTCATATTGAATGATTCTGTTTCTGATCCAAGCTGTACGTTGAACTCACGAGACAAATCTTTTCTACCGATCTGACCCATTTTAATTTTGTATAACTCGTTCCATTTACCTTGCATCAAAGATACCATGTCGCTACCTCTGATAAAGTCCTCTCGCATAGGCGAATGTCGTATGTCTATTGCCATTGAAACCTCCATTTCTGCTATCAGCATACACTATTTATTTAATGTTATCAAGTATTTAACTTGAAAAGTTCCTACAAAATCAAGACCTCTTGCTGACAAGGAGCAACCCTTGTTGATCTCTCAAGTGTTAATTCACGATTACATACCTTAGACCCGATCTAACCAGTGGTAATACTTGATGTTGTAGGTTTCCCTGCAGGGAATTAGATATAATTTTTATCTGTTGATGACATACCTGCAGGTTGCAAGTTGTCATTTTTATCAGGATAAAATATCATTGCCTGATAAAACTCTAAGTAACTTCTTATTTTTACTGTACCTGCACGATCTTGTTCGTCTAGTTCTTGTGGCACATCTTCAAATCTATCTTCCATTTTCATACTCCACTTCTATAATGTAACCATTATTTTCTAGTATTTCTAAAGCCATATCTATATTATTTCCGACTAATACTTTTTCTTCTACTCCGTCATTAGTATCGTCTGTATAAATTTTAAAACTTTTAATTTTATTTGGATTTGTCATTTGCTTCACTCCTCATTAATGCTTTAGCTAAATCAAAAACATAATTGTCCATAGTGTTGGCATCTATTTTATGTTTCTCTAATTGAGTTTGAAATTTATCTACTGTCATTGATGAAACTTTGTTCAATGCTATTTGTAAATCCCATTCTTCTTTTTTATACATCTTCATTCCTCCTTACTTTCGTGATTAAAAAAAACAACAACTCTATAAATAGAATTATTTTTTTCATGCCATTTCATTTCTGAACGAGGCATGGTGTCAGCATAAGCCCAGTTAGTATGACCTAACATTTCCTCGCAACATTCATCTATTGCATCTGCTTTGTATCTAGCCATTACTTATCTCCTATTGAAGCAATTAATCTACCTGATATTAATTCTACCAGTGACTTACGATAGTATAGTTTTGGCTCTACATATTGATAGATCTCTGCCAGTGATGGGAAGAACTTACTGTTGAGACATATCTTGTGACACGCATCACGCAATATATCTGCAGGTATGTGACCTAGCTTTGTGGCATAGACCTTTGCCTTGAGTGCCATATCTCTTTCGGTCAATGCTGATTGTTTGGCAGTACATACCATGACTTCCATGATCCAATCTTGAATATCTTTTGGATCAGCTACAGTCATAGCTTCCTGCATTGTCTTGATGAGCAATGGCTTTTGCACCACCATCATCTTTGCTACGTCTGATATGGTAGGCATTTCCCATCTGAAGAATACAAACGAACTGTTGACTCGTTCATTTATCCTGCAGTTCAGAGTAGACTCTAGCATAGAATGAATCTTCTTTGTGTATCCGTTTGGGTCTGTTCCCCATTGTTGAACGAGAGTTTTTGCGATTGGTTTGTTTGTCACACCATTTGCAATATTCCTGATCCCAGTCTCCTCTACGATACTGGTTGCCAATGTAGAAATGTTTGAAGTATTTAGTTTCTCTGTCATGGTTAACCTCCTTGTATTTGTCCATGATTGCTTTGCTTGGTTGCCAATTAGTATTTAAGAGTTTTGAAATCATTTGTCTTGTCTCCAAGTGGCATAGTTTTTAATGCGTTCCATATTTTATCTGCATGAACTTTTCTTATACCTATGCCATCATTAAATCTTGTTACAGTTTTGATGTCGCAATTACATACTTTAGTAAAACTATTTAATGAACAACCTCTCTCTTCTACTAATTTAAGTAATAGTCCTTTTTCAATATGATACATCATTGTACTTACTCCAATATTCATTCCAAATTTCTGTCGCAATAGCATTGCACCAGTCTTTGTCTGACTGATAGATGGGTTTCATTTTGTAGTTGATGAATCGCTGTACTTGTGACACATCTTCTGCTTGTTCTACTTGTTGCTCAAGACCATCAAGTGATACCACCTGATCGTAATAATCTTGCCATAGCTTTTTATATTTGTTCATTTTTTTCCTCCATTGGTTTGAACTATCATTTCTGTAACTCTTGTAGGAGTTACAATAGTATCGTTACAATTATTACAGCATCTACCTTCTGCTATTGGTTCGGCACTGTTACCTTGATCCCAATACATGACACCTTCTTCTGTGTATTGTTTCTCTATTTCTTTGTGACATATCACACATATCATTTGATAATCTCCTTAAATATTTTATCAGGTATGATGGCAACCCATCTTGGATCACCAGTCTTACGTTTATACATTGCAATATCTTTTCCTTGTAACACCTTGAATACACTAGGAAATTTATCTACTGCTCTGTATTTTATTTCGACAACATACTCTTTGCCATTGACAACAAGTTTGATATCACCAGTATGTTCTCCTCCCAGACTACCTGAGAGGGGAACTTTTTTTACTGGTAACTTCCATGAGGTGAATAGTTTTACAAACCAATTCTCATGATAGTTACCTTTGATTTTACTTTTACTTGCCACGATTACACTCAATCTTTACTAAGTCTGCTTCAAGTATTATTATTCTTTCTATGATTTGCTTTTTTAAAATTTGCAATGATTTAATTTGCCCATACAAGTGGGATTTATCCATGCTCGTTTTAAGTATTTTGCCTATTCCATCATTCATTAGAACTCTCCATCATCATGTGAAATTGTAAGGTAAACTTGCAATGCTTCACACCAACATAGCAAGTTAAATAGTTTGGGTTCAACAAGTTTACGTTCCCATTGTCCAAACAACTTAGTATCAATACCAATAGTCATAGCTAATTTTTCCTGCGAAATTTTACGTTCTCTTCGCAGTAATACTAGCTTGTCTATTAGTGAGACATATTGATATCGTACTGTGTTCTGCATAGTTTTTAGTGTAGCCACGCATTAAGGAGACTGCGTGGCTACTACCCAACCAACAAGGGTTCAGTTAAAACTGTGTTTGATCTGAGTATCCATCATATCTTCTATGATATCAGATGCTTCTTTACCCTGCCAATCTTTGGGTGCATTGTGTTGTTCCCATATCTTGATTGTCTTGGCTGTCATTTTATTGATCCATACTTCAGGGTGGTACTGACCATATGGTTTTGCAACGTCACACATATGATCGTACATTTCTCTGAAGTCTTGTGGTGCTGCGATTCTTGCAAAAGCAATGCACATTTTTAGTTCTGATGTAGTGTAGTTGATGTCCATTATTAACCTCCATTAATTGAACATTGAGTCTGACTTAGACATATATGATAGCATCTTACTGTTACGTTCTACAATAGTTTTGTTGGTGCTACTGACATTTACTGGGTGAGATATCCAATGTGTTACTGCATTGTATAAACCCCACTTGTTACTGCCAATGCTTTGTCTGTAATCTTTCCAGTGTTGTTGCAGATTAGCATATTGTGTTTCATTACGATACTTGCCATCAATAGTAGGCTTTGGTGTCCAAGTTAGTTTAGCAAATAGTTTATCTGCTTGTCCTTTGTCTACTCTTGTCTTGTACCACTCACGAAAGCGAGGCTCATTATCACGAAACAAATCAACCGAGTGTTTGATATGGTCGAAGTTGTAATTGAAATGACCATTATGTTTCTGTCTGTAGTTGGCAATCTTATCAGGTGTAGTGCAACCATTCATGCACCATAGACGTAGACCATCAGCTTGTATCATTACAGACCATATTCCATTGTATGAATTACGAAGTACAATTTGAAATGCAATGTAGTCTTGCATGGCAGGATCATCAAAGCATATCTCTTTGAAGATAAGTTTTGCTTCCATCATTGCACCATTATCAATCATGTTTACTTGTGTGATGTATGGTGTTTTCATACTCTCAGCTACATCAATGACTGGGTCAAGTACTGCAGCATGAGTGACTGGTCGATATGATTTGGAATGATTACCAAGATATTCATTAGTATCTGCATTGATAATCATAACACGATCATGACATTCTATGTTGCCACTTGGATCATGTTCTGCTCTACCCTCCATTGGTATGGTCTTGATAGGGAAGTTATACTTTGCAGGTTTGTCTATTAGTTTCGCTAGTTGTGTCATGTGATTCATTGTTACCTCCTTTGAATCAGCTAGGGTTAAATGCTACAAGTGAAAATATAAATGTAGCAAACATTAATATACAAAAGATTATGTATATCAAATAGATTATAAAGAAATTATCCATGTCATTACCTATCATATGTTACTTGAACAACAAGATTATTACCTTGCCATACTTCATAGTTTTGTTTGGCATTACTGTATCCATATTCTCTATGGAATGATTGCATATCATATCTATCTTTACTGATTACTTGCCAAGCATCTTGTAATGACTGGACTGTGTCAACAACACAAGTCTTTGCTGTGTTGCCATAGTATATGATTTTAAAAGTTTCCTTAAATGTTTTTAGCATTTTTTCACATTCCAAATATGAAATTGTGTCTACTATATAATTTGTCGTACTCATTGGTTGGTCTCCGTGTATATTTGTTACGTCTTGTTATGTATCTCCCCGAACAGATACCAGTAACCCTCCTGCTTTAGCAGGTATGGGGTTACTGGTATCTGTGAGGGTTCTAGTAATATCCTACCACATAAAAAAAGAAGTACCTCTCACTCTAAAGAGTGAGAGGTAATCTCAAGGCTATGCCTTGAGATACTTCTTTTTGAGTTCAGCTTTCTCAGCAGAGGTCAACTTTGCTGATGACTTTGCAGGGGAGGATTCGTTACCAATCCAGTTTGCTTTGAACTTGTAACCAAACATCTGCTCAAAGTCATCATTGTTGCTGTTGAAAAAGTTTTCAAGAACATCTCTGACTGCAGTCAAATCTTCAATAATCATCTGACAGTCCATGACTCCACCAGTGAAGCCAAACTCCTTGATAAAATCCTGAGAACCTTGACCATAGCCACCTTTAGCATCAGCAACAAAATCAGCCTCGACAACAGCCTGCATATAAGCATTAGCAGACTGTAACTCAGCATCAACTTTATTATATGCTCTATCTATATTACCCATATTAGATATAAATAGATATTTCTTCATACCATCTAATCTTTTCAGAGAGTACTGAGTGAGGCTTTTAGATGTAGTTCCACTGATGTTATTCTTTAGAACTTCTGCGTAGTTGATTGGGTTTTTACTTGTCATTTGTCTATCTCCTTCTGTTTGTTTAGACACTCTACCAAAGCCATAAGAATGACTAATAACAAAGAGTGTCACGCACTTGCGTGACTCTGAAATAGAGTCCAATAAAATTGACGAGGGTCCCTTTAGGGATACGACCATTTTATTTGACTCAGTCATTTATGGCATTGGTTTAGAGTGGCTTAACAAATAGAAGAGATTGACTAATGCAAAAACCCAGTCTACTCCAGAAGTACTTAAGAATTGCATTAGTGGTTCACGGAGTCTTAAAGCCTCACTCATTACTCGGTACATCATGCAACACACCAACTCCTCAACTCTCCAACTCTGCCAGTCCAAGCAGTATCATCTAGGCACTTCTCCTGCTAAGTGTCTGTTTTTACAAGAGAACTAGAATACCCTTGACATATGGAATTAGCTCCTCCATAAAAGGGGGGTAAGGGGGGTTCTCTTGTTAAAACAGATTAAGCTAACCAATAAACAGAAGTGCCTAGTTGATACTATCGTAGCATTAGGTTGCAGTATCAAAGAGGCTAGTGCAAAGTCAGGATACGCAGAAGGCGAATCAGGAAGAGTGACAGCCAGTAAGACTTTGCGATTGCCTCATGTTCAAGAGTATATGCAACAAGTGGTAAGACAGAGTATAGGTATCAATGCTACGATTGCATCTAAAAGAGTACTTGACTTGGCGAGTAGTGCCAAGTCTGAGTACGTACAGCTTGAGGCATCTAAGGATATACTAGATAGGGCAGGATATAAGCCAGTCGAGAAGAGTATGTCGCTAGTGCAAGGCAACATCTCTGTCAGCATAGACCTGACGTAACAAGGGGGTTAAAAAAAAGGCGATACATACTATGACATGGTCCTACACAAACATTAATAGTCAAAAAGGTTCGATATGAGTACACCTGCATGGACACGCAAAGAAGGAAAAAACCCTAAAGGTGGTTTAAATCAAAAGGGTAGAGACTCTTATAAGGGTGGCACATTGAAGCCACCAGTTAAGAGTGGTGATAATCCTAGACGAGCTAGTTTCTTAGCTCGAATGGGAAACATGAAAGGACCAGAGAAAGATGCTAAAGGAAAAGCTACGAGATTACTTTTATCGCTTCGTGCATGGGGTGCGTCTAGTAAAGCCGACGCTCGTGCAAAGGCTAGAGCAATATCTAAACGAAATAAGGCGAAGAAAAAGGCTTGACGAAACGAGAAGAAAAGTTGAAATATTAAGAAAGCAACTTAAACAAAGGAGAGATAGAA